GGGCAGTCCGCCAACAGCAGCAAGTGATGAGGATCGAAATGAACGCGATGAAACTGTGGTTTGTGGCACTGCTGGCCTTCGTCTTCGCTCCGTTCGCGGATCGAGCCCAGGTGAACGGCTTCCTGAACATGCGCAATGACGGCGGCACGCTCGATCAGCTTCGCCAGAAGTTGGGCGATCTGGCTGACCGCTCGACGAACGTGATGAACAAGGCGGACGCTGAAGGGCGCCCGATGACGAAGGAAGAACTGGATCTGATCGAGCAGACCAATTCCGAGTTCGACTCGATCACTGCCGAAATCGCACAGCGCGAGCGGGTTGAGGCCATGCAGAAGGCGGTTGCGCTTCCGGTGAATCGTCAGGCTCAGCCCCCGGCCCTTCCGGTTCCCCCCGATGCTCCGTCGAATCGCAGCGCCCCGGCGAGCCCTGGCACTGGCGATGGCCGCATCAGCATCGTGGATCGCACTGTCGGCAACCATGGCTTCAATCGCTACAGCGACTTCCTGGCTTCCGTCGTCCGCGCCGGCCAGCGAAACGCCGTGACCGACCCGCGCCTCGTGAGCAATGCTGCCACGACCTACGGCAACGAAGGTTCCGGCGCCGATGGTGGTTTCGCAGTGCCGCCCGACTTCCGCGCCGCGATCATCAACAAGATCATGGGCGAGGACTCGCTGCTGTCCCGCACCGACACGATGCAGACGGCGAGCAACGCGATCACGATCCCGCTCGACGAGACGACCTCATGGTCCACTGGCGGCATCCGAGCGTATTGGGACGGTGAGGCGCAGGCAGCGACGCAGAGCAAGCCAAACCTGACCGCTCTCACCGTGCGCCTGCACAAGCTCACCTGTCTCGTGCCGCTGACCGAGGAACTTATGGCCGATGCCTCGTCGATGGCGAGCTACGTGCAGAGCAAGGCCCCTGAAATTATGGCCTTCCGCCTGAGCGACGCCATCCTCACCGGCACTGGTGTCGGTCAGCCGCTGGGCATCCTGAACTCCGGTGGACTGGTGTCTGTCGCCGCCGAGTCCGGTCAGGCTGCGGACACGATCAACTTCCAGAACTTGCAGAAGCTCTACTACCGTGTTCGCTCCGAGAGCCGGCGCGGCGGCGTGTGGCTGATGCACCCGGACGTTGAGGAACAGCTTCCGTTCATGTCCTTCCCGACGAGCGGCGGAACGGTCGCGACTCCGGTGTACCTGCCGGCCAGCGGCGCCTCGCAGGCCCCGTTCGGTACGCTGTTCGGTCGCCCGATCATCCCGACCGAGGCTTGCAAGGTGCTCGGCGATGCTGGCGACGTGATCTTCGGCGATCTCAAGATGTACCTGAGCGCCACGAAGATCGGTGGCATCCGCGCCGACACCAGCATCCACATCTACTTCGATCAGGATGTGACGGCTTTCCGCTTCATCCTGCGAGTGGGTGGTCAGCCCTGGCGCAACACGACCGTCGCTGGATTCCGCGCCGGAAGCAACGCACGCGGCCTGTTCGGCACCGTCGCTGCCCGCGCGTAACCCGTCATGCCCGGCTCTTAACTGAGCCGGGCAAGCCCACCGATTCAGGAGATCGAAATGCAGAACACCACGCTTCCCACTGATCGAGTCGGCATCATCGCCGTCATTGATCCCGATGCCTACACGGCAGCCGCCTACACGTCCGCATGGGTCCGCGCCCGTTACTTCGGTCGCCTGAAGGCCACCGTCTTCGCTGGCGATCTCGGTTCCAGTGCCACGCTCGACTTCGCTGTCCACTCCAGCGCTTCGAGCAACGGCGCCAGCCCCACTGTGGTCGGCTCGATCACGCAGTTGACCCAGGCCGGCACCGACAGCAACAAGCAAGCCGTCATCAACGTCGAGGTTGACAAGTTGACCGAAGGCCACGAGTACGTCGCCATCGTGATGACTGTCGGCACCGCGACTTCCGATGCCGGCGCCGTTCTGGAAGGCTACGATCCGCGCTATGCCCCGGCAAGCGACATCGACGCCTCCACGGTCGATGAGATCGTGAGCGTGTAAGATGCGCGCGATTCGGTTCTCCGAAACGCGCGAGTTGGCAGATGGGCGGATTTTCCTGAAGGATTCCGTCCATTTGCTCAACGACGCGAGCGCTTGGCACCATGTCAAGCGCGGCTTCGCTGAGTTCTGCGGTGATGCCGTGACTCAGCCCGAGGCCGATGCTATCGTTGCGCCTCAACTCGATCCTCCGGCAGAGGAAGACGAAGATGGCGACACCGTGGAAAGTCCCGAAGACGATGTGGGCGGGCAGGACGGTGATAGTCCTGGCGAGCGGCCCATCCTTGACATCGTGCCTTCCGACGATCCGGCTCCGACTCGACGATCCACTCGTCGCAACAGTCGCGGTCAATAGCACCGGCATCCCGACGAAAGATGACTACGGCAGGGTTGTCCCTGCCGCAGCGCCGTGGGCAGACATGCTCTATGCGGCGGATTGGGGTTGGTGGAGCACCTACCAGCAGGAAGCACTGTCGCACACCGGCATCAAGGTGACGGCGAGCGAGAACTGCTTTCCAGCCGTCCACTACCTGCACCCCACCGGGCCGGAAGGCTACGATCCAAGCCCCGGCAAGATCCGCACTGGCGGCAATTCTGCGTACCAAGCGCTGCACATCGCGGCGCAGGCCGGCGCATCGCGCATCCTGCTATGCGGCGTCGATCTGACGAACAAGAATGGCCGTCATCACCATGGTCATCATCCATCCCCGCTACGCAATCCCGGCGACGACGAACTCATTGCAATGGGGCGTCGTTTCGCGACCATTGTAAAGCCGATGAAAGAACTTGGCATCGAGGTATTGAATTGTAGTCCTGATTCGATGCTAGAATGCTTCCCGAAAGTGCCAATAGAAGAAGCGCTTTCGTAGTCTTTCATTAGGGGAATACAATGAGCAACAAGAAAGAGATAACGGTTGATGCGAGTGCGTTTGGAGACTCGTTTGTGGGCTTCAAGTTCTTTGTCGAGCGAGCCGAGTACACCAGCAGAGCAATTGGTCCGCCCATCGTTCACCTGCAAGTGCTCGGCGTGGTCGATAGCGACCGCTCCGGCCTTCCGCCACGCGACGTTCTCCAGGCGGAATTCGAGAAGACGCTCGACGCCGCGAAGAACGGCGACGGAAGCGCGATGAAGCGCCTGCTGCCACTTGCCGAAGCGTGCGTGCGCGCCAACAAGGCGCCTGCCATGACCGCGCGAGAGCAGGAGATCCTTGATGCGCTCAATGGCGGTCACTCCGGGCATGGCGATGGGTTCCAAGTAAGGGTTGACACTGCGCTTGCCAACAATGCGCTGAAGTCGGCTGCTGAACTGTACGGAAAGATCCGGCCCGGAGACGTTGCCGGAACGTCTGCCGGCGACTTTACGGCAGAACAGGCCAGTCGTCCGCTGAAGACTTCCGTGCCCGATGGCGTCTCGATCCACCACGACCTTGAGCGCCGCTTCACCATCGCCTACCGGATCAGCGCGAACGGCAAGTTGGCCCTTGTCGGCATCGCCTACTGTTCGCCGCAGGATCAGTTCTGCCGGCGCACCGGGCGCGAGCTTGCGATCAGCCGGCTTGAGCAGCGCCCGTGTCGCGTCGTGAAGTTGCCGCGCGTCATGGCCCCAGGCACGGACGACTACCCGAAGAACGGCGCCGAGTGGCGCGCTGTCGAGCAGTCGATCCTGCTGGGCCTTGGGTTGCTTCGATGAGCGAGGACAAGCGCCCGTCGTCTGTTGTGGCACTCGTGCCCAAGGGAAATGCCGTCGATGAAGCCCTTGCGGACTTCAAGAAGAACATGGCATCCATGCTGGAACTGGAAGCCTTGCTCGCCAAGAAAGTCGGCGAGAAGTTCAAGCAACTGGTTGCCAACGGGTTCACCCGCGCCGAGGCTTTGGATCTCATCAAGGCTGAGAAAGATTGAAGTTGGCGTGCTCCATGGTCAAGGACACCCCGCACTATCGCGCTGATGCGATACGTGCTGGGCTTCGTCGTCTTGGCTACACGCTCGTCGATCACACGACGCAGACCGATCTGATCGTGATCTGGAACCGCTACGGATGGCGCGATCAGGCCGCGTCTGAAGTCGAGGCGCGCGGCGGAACAGTGATCGTGATGGAGAACGGCTATCTCGGAAACGACTTCGCTGGAGATCGGTGGTATGCGGCAGCGCTGAGCCAGCACAACGGCGCAGGGAAATGGCCGCACCACGGGAATGAGCGGTGGGATTCTCTTGGCGTCGAGCTTGAGCCTTGGCGTAACGGAACGGGCGAGCCTGTTCTTCTGCCGCAGCGAGGTATTGGCCCGGCCAGCGTGGCGATGCCGCTATCGTGGGCGCCGTCGATGCTGTCGGTCATGCGTAGCCTTGGCATCAAGTGCCGAGTCAGGGCTCACCCAGGCATCCAGACGGTGTGCAGGCCGCTGGCGGATGACATTGGCTCAGCGCAGTATTGCGTGACGTGGGGCAGTGGAGCGGCAATCAAGGCGCTGTCAATCGGGGTGCCAGTCTTTCACTCGTTCGACAAATGGATTGGTGCTTCCGCAGCGCGGCACGTTAAGCATTTGCAGGCAGGCCCGGTCAAAGATGACATGGCTCGATTGACGATGTTCCGCAGGCTTGCATGGGCCATGTGGAGAGTAAGCGAGATAGAATCCGGGGTCGCATTCAGCACTCTTTTGGAGATAAGTTAGTGGCGTTCAAAATTCTTCCTTTACAAGAAAAAGATGCGCCTGTATCCGATTTTGAGCATATAGGCGACCACATAAATTTTGTGGAAGGCTGTGCCGATATTATGAGCCAGACTCAAGGTGCTTTTCAGCTAATGCACGGCGACTGTCTTGAGCTTATGAATAGCATTCCAGATGAGTCGGTAGATATGATTCTGTGTGATCTACCCTATGGCACCACAGCCTGTAAGTGGGATACGGTAATCCCGTTTGAGCAACTATGGAAGCAGTACCGCAGGGTAGCGAGGCGCAATGCGGCCATTGTTCTGACGGCAAGCCAGCCGTTCACAACGGCGTTGATCGCCAGCAACATGCGGGGATTTCGGTATTGCTGGGTGTGGGACAAGAAATTCGGTGCCAACTTCGTACAGGCGAAACGGCAGCCACTCCGCGTCCATGAGGATGTCTGCGTATTTGGCTTTGGCGACCGTATGCCTGATTACCTACCTCAGATGACCAAACGCGAGACGCCGATCAAGAAAGGCGGCAACAAGCAGTCGAAAGCTATCCCTATTCGTCAAACGGAAGCCAGCGAAGCATTCGGCAGCAGCGGCAAAACTTACAATGAGAAGTTTCCATCCACCATCCTCTCGTACAGTTGCCGCGATGAGCGCGGGAGCCACCCCACACAGAAGCCCGTTGCACTCATGGAGTACCTGATCCGCACGTACACCAGGGAGGGTGAAACGGTGCTAGATAATTGCATGGGTAGCGGAACAACCGGGGTTGCATGCGCCAACACGGGTCGCAAATTTATCGGCATTGAGAAAGATCAAATGTATTACGAGATAGCCAAGCGCAGAATTAGTGAGAATAAGCGCCATGTGGAAAGTAAGTGAAATCGAATCAGGCGAATGTTTCAAAACACTCATTGAATGCAAAGGGGCGTGAAATGAAAGTATGTAAATTGCCGGTCGTCATCGACATTCCGGCTGACGTGTTTGCGGTCGTTCAGAAGTTCGCAGCAAATGGTGATGTTCGCTACTATCTGAATGGAGTTTATTGCAGCGAGAAATTTCTTGCTGCGACTGACGGCCATTGCCTGATGGTGTCGCCGTTTGTCGGCATCGCAGCGAAGCCGTCAATCATCCCGCAGATTCCGATTCAGCACCTGAAGAAGAACAACCGTGTTTATGTTCTGGAGGACAACTCCGTTTGCGTCGTGAACTACCGCAGCGAGATTGTCTATCACTCACCACTCGATGTGATTGACGGCAAGTTTCCAGACGTGATTAACGTCATTGACAAGATGGGCGAGTGGAGTGATGGGACTGGCGCGGTTCCGTTTGATGCCGCCTTTCTTGCGAAAATGACTGCGCAACTGAAGGGCGGCATTCGCCTTTTCAATTCCCCAACAGCCATCTGCGCAGTCGCTGGCGGGCAGTACCCGGTGCAGCCCGGCGCCATGGTGTTTGTCATGGGGCGGCGCGATACTTATTTGTCGCCAGCGGAAGCCATGAACAGGATTCGCGATGGACATTGAAACTACGAATCACATCGACGCTTTCGTCGAGCAACACCTGAACGGACGCGCGCCTGTCGGCAGTTTCGGCAGGACTTTGATCTGCGGATCGAATCTCTACGACACGCAGAAAGAGGATCGGCGCAAGCGCTATCCGAATGCGATTGGCGTAGATGCGATTGCCGGCGATGGCGTGGACTGGAAGATCGACCTTGAGGACCGGCATACGCCGGGTGCTCTTGGCGTCTTCAACCACATCGAGTGCATCAGCGTCCTTGAGCACTCGAAGCGCCCGTGGCTGATCGCGCATAACATCAAGATGATGCTGGCTCCAGGCGGCACCGTCGTCGTCTCAGCCCCGTTCGCATGGCGCCGGCACGCCTATCCGTCGGACTACTTCCGCTTCACTGTGGAAGGGCTGAAAGAGTTGTTCCACGGCATCAAGGTAATCGCCACGGCATACCACTACGGAAATGAAGTCGAGAGCAAGGGTAAGATTCCAGCAGCCGAGATTGATGGCGTGAAGTACATTGCGCGTACCGAGGCATTTCTATTCGGAGAGTGGCGGTGATACGCAAAGACTTCGAGGAACTTCAATTCACTGTAGTCGCCGAAGTACACGAGTGCCGGGTTGACTTCAAGGTATACGACATCTGCGGAAGGACCGGCGCTCAAGATGGCCAATTCATTTATCATCGCGAAGGCGGTGACAACTCGATGGATTGGGTTGAGTCACTTGATGATGCCGAGGTCTATCTGCATGGCGAAGTGAAGTGGTACGGGTGCTCTAATTGGTACTTCGACGAACAGGACCGAGTGATGTTGCACGGTTGTTCGCTCCACGATATAGAGCGCTACGGTAAGATAATGGCGGCGTGCTGGGATATGACGAAGGAATTGCTGCCGAGTTTTCAGGGTGACTGACCGATGATTCTCGTCACCGGCAAGGGAAAGTCAGGATCATGGGCAATTAGGGGGTCGCAACTCGGCGCCGCAATTGGTGCCAATGTAATCGCCAATGCGACAGAGGCTGACATTCGCCGATCCGATCTCGTGGTGCTGGTGAAGCGCCCGACCGAGGAAATCCTTGCCAATTGCCGGAAGCACTCGCGCCCTATCGTGTGGGATGTAGTGGATGCGTGGCCGCAGCCGCACGGGAACGATTGGGACAAGTCCGAATGCTTCTCGTGGTTGCAGGGCATGATCGCCACCATCAGGCCGGCAGCAATCGTTGCAGCAACGCACCGGATGGCTCAGGACATTCAGGACTTCTATCCTGGCCCGGTGAAGTGGCTTCCGCACCACGGGCGCCCAGGCATCCACGAGAATCCGGTGCGCCGCGATCTCAAGGTAGTCGGCTACGAGGGCGGCGGCAACTACGTCTCTCGGTGGGGCGCAATACTGCAAAAGGAATGTGCTGATCGTGGGATTAAGTTCGTCCAAGCGTCAGGGCCGGAAGCGCTTGCATCATTCGATGTTGTGGTTGGTCTTCGCGATCATGTTGGTTATGCCGCGCGCCATTACAAGAGTAATGTTAAATTGGCAAACGCACACGCATCAGGAACGCCATTCATCGGCGGAAAAGAGTGCGGGTACTTGGAGACGATGACTTGCTTCGAGTATTGGGTTGAGAGCAAGTCTCAGCTTACTGTCGCGCTCGACTGGCTGGAGCGATACGAAACTCGCCTTGAGATTCATAATCAGTTTCTCAGGAACGCAATCACTGTGAAATCTGTAGCGGAGAATTATCTGTCATGGCTCTCACAGTTGAGATTCTGATTGACCACAAGGTGAACATCAAAGGCCATCGCATGTTGAGCGCGATGGCCGGGTCGGCTGATGCTGCCGGCGTCAAGGCTACAGTGACGCGCGAGTATCGAGGCGCCGCACACGTCCTGATGATGTACGGTGTCGGGCATCCCGTGAAGATGATTCAGTGGAAGGATCATTTGCTGTCTGGCCGTCCCTGCGTTGGTTGGGACTTGGGCTACTACGGCAGAGGCGACAACGACTCCTACCCGATGCGCCTGACGATCAATGCGTTTCACCCGCAGCACCTGATGGCTGATGACGCCGATCCTTCCCGGTGGGATGCGACGGCAAAGCCATTGCGAAACGAGTTCAATCCTGACGGGCATATCGTCCTGTGCGGCATTGGGCGAAAGAGCAGGCACCAGTACGGCATCGACGGGAACTGGTGGGAGCGCAAGCGGCTGGAGCAACTGAAGCGCGCGTATCCTGGCGTGCCACTGATCTACCGCCCGAAGTCAGGTGCGACAGAAACTGTCGGCATCAGGATGAATGTGAACTCGCCTATCGAAGACGTGATTCGCGGCGCTCGAATGGTTGTGGTGCGGCATAGCAATGTTGCCATCGACGCCTGTCTGGCCGGAATCCCCGTGGTATGCGAAGATGGCGCCGCCTCCAAACTGTACGGTGCCGATCTATGCAATCCGAAGAATCCGAGCATGGAGGAACGGCTGAGGTTCCTGCGGTCGCTGGCATGGTGGCAGTGGAGGCCGAGCGAATCGCTGGCCTGCTGGCGGCACATCCTGTCCGTCTTAACATCGGCGCAGGAAACAAGCGCCCGCCCGGTTGGATCTCAATTGACGCAGATGGCGCCGCAGACGTAACGTGCGACTTCACGGCGATCCCGCTTCCTGACGGATGCGCTGACGAGGCAATGGCGATCCACGTCATTGAGCATGTCCACCGATGGGAGGCGCCGGCAGTCTTGCGCGAGTGGATGCGTCTTCTGGCTCCTAGCGGTCGTCTGATTCTGGAGCTTCCAGACTTCAAGAAATGCTGCATCGCCGTTGCCAATGGCGCCCCTCACCAGATGGGGAAGCAGGGCATATATGGCGATCACTCGTTCTCGAATCCGCTTATGATGCACAAGTGGGGGTGGACTCCTGACGAGCTATCCCAAGTGCTCAAGGAAGTCGGATTCATCAAGATCCGAGAGTGCGATCCTCAGTTCCACGGTAAGCGCAAACATCGAGACATGCGCTTGGAGTGCGTAAAGCCGTGCTGAAAGTATATATCGGATACGACAAGCGCGAGGATGAGGCGTATCGAGTAGCGTGCAAATCGCTTCTCAGGCGCGCATCAGTGCCAGTCTGCATTACAACCATTGACGCCAATCGACTTGCTGACTTCGGCATGCTTAATCGCACTGTCGATAGGCGTGGCGGGGTAATTTGGGACTTGGTGAGTAATGCGCCATGCTCGACGGACTTTTCCAACTCTCGCTTCATCACCCCGCATCTTGCGCAGGAAGGGTGGGCATTATTCGTCGATTGCGACATCATCTTCCTCACCGACATTGCTGAGTTGATCGCGCTCGCTGATCCTCAGTATGCTGTGATGGTGGTGAAGCATGACATGGGAAGTGTGGCTGGCTTGAAAATGGATGGGCAGCCGCAGGTATCATATAAGCGAAAGAACTGGTCGAGCGTCATGCTGATAAACTGCGACCATCCCGCGAATAAGCGCCTCACATTATCTGATGTCAATACGCGCCCAGGCCGCGATCTTCACGCATTCTACTGGTTGAACGACAATGAGATTGGAGAGTTACATCCTTCGTGGAATTGGCTTGTTGGAGTGCAGCCAAAGCCGGAGTGTCCGAAGATCGCCCATTACACGCTTGGCATTCCTGACATGGTTGAAAGTGAGCATGCCGAATTGTGGGAGGCTGAAAAGTGAAACTGACAGTCATTACTCAGCCGCCAGTTGAGCCGATCACCAAGACCCAGGTCTACGAGTGGTTGCGGCTGGACACGACCGGATCTCCACCGTCGCACGCCAATGACGCGACCTTCGACATGTTGATCGAGGCTGCGCGCGAGGCGGTCGAGAACGACACGCGCCGCTCGCTGATTCAGCAGACCATCGAGATTCAGTGTGGCCGATTCCCGGTGGCATTGTTGCGTCCACCATTCATCAGCATTTCTCAGGTGCGCTACTACGATGGCACGAACGTCGAGCAGTCGCTGTCGGCGAGCGTGTACCAAGTCAGGCAGAGCACGATCCCGATCCTTGGGCTTCAGGACGGGCAATCCTGGCCCGACATCTACTATCGGCAGGATGCGGTGACGGTGCGCTACGTGACCGGCTACGAGGGCACCGGAAGCCCGGTTGACGACTATCGCGCCAACGTCCCTCGCGGTCTCCAGCAGGCGTGCTTGCTGCACGTCCAGCTTGCATACGACAACCTGAAGTCGGTGGACCACGACATTCTCCAGAAGGCATACGACAGGCTGATCGAGCGGTTCAGGATTCCTCTCGTATGAGCGACCGTGACTACACCGACGCGAGGTTCTTCGACAGGCGCGCGACATTCCAGCGCCCGGTGAACTCGCGATCCACGTCCGGCAACATGGAAATCGCCTGGATTACGGTGTGTACGGCATGGGTTGGCGTGAAGCGACAGAATCTGTCAGAGCGACTGAAGGAACCAATCGTCGCTGACGAGCTTCACTCGATCCGCGACTACATTATGAAGGTGCGTGCCGAGACGGTAGTCAACAACTCGATCACTGAAGACTGCCGCGTGCTGATGGACGGGGTGTATTACGACATCAAGGCGATTGCCGACAACGTGCTTGCTGCGCGCGTGATCGACATCCAGATCCGCGCAGGGATCAATGACGGGTAATGGCTACGCAGTACGTCAAGTTGGTTGGTCTGGACAAGGCGCTGAGGAATCTCCGCGCCTTGCCGGCAGCCATCGCTGGGCGGCGCGGAGGGCCGGTTCGATCTGCACTGTTCGCTGCCGCATCCGTCATCAAGAGGCAGGCGATTGCGAACGCTCCAATCGGAAAGGGCACTCCGATGCCTGGACTGTTGAAGCGCAGCATCTACATCTGGCGCGACAGGAATCCTGCCAAGGTCGGTGCGTCTGAGCGCTATCAGATCATGGTGCGCGGCAGTCGCAAGCGCGGGGCCGGGAAGCTCTTTGGGCCACGCACTGCGCTGGCCTACTACTGGCACTTCGTAGAGTTCGGCACCAGCGGACCGGGAAGGGGCCAGCGCCCGCAGCGCTATCTCACCAACGCATTCAACATGCTCGCTGTTCGCTCAGTCAAGGTGTTTGAAGAAACTCTACAGAAAAGAGTCGAAGCTGAACTGAAGAAACTAGGAAGGTAATTATGTTCCCGCCGATTTATCAATACCTTTCTAGTAGTGCGGCCGTAGTTGCCATTGTCGGAGACAAGTTGTATTTGAATGTCGCTCCGCAAGGAACTAATGAGCCGTATGTTGTGTGGGGAATATCTGGCGGCATTCCTCAGAACTATCTTGGTGAGAATCCAGGCATAGATCAGATTTCGGTGGACATTAACTGTTTCGCGCGAAGTCCGTCTGTCGTCCAGAACCTCGCCGAAGCCGTGCGCGACGAACTCCAGCAGTGGTCACAATCCCAAAGCGCTCCGGTGAGCGATTGGGAGTTCGAGACTAAACTCCATGTTGTCATGCTCACCTTCAGCTTCTGGAGGAATCGAGCGTGAGAATCCCAACCTGGAGAGGATCGAACGATGTCCGGCGAACTGAAGACGCAGGGTTCCCAGCTTTTTTTGCTTGACAACGGGGTATCCCCCGCCGCCGTTGTCCGTATCACCAACCTGACCAACATTGACGGGCTCGGCGGCGCCGCGAGCGACATCGACGTGACCAACATGGACTCCACTGCCCGCGAATTCCTCGTCGGCTTGAAGGACAACGGTCAGGCGTCGTTCGGCATGAACTTCGCCCCGCAGAGCGCCGTCCACCAGCGCGTCCTGGCGATCAGCGGCGGCTCCCGCTACCAGTGGGCCATCGGCCTGTCGGACGGCACTGCCCCGCCGACCATCGCTGCTGGCGACGTGTTCTCGAAACCCACGACTCGCTCGTGGTTCACCTTCGAGGCCGGCGTGCAGGAAGCCACGATCACGTTGCAGACCGATGATGCCGTTCGCGTGCAGGGCTCCCTGCGCGTATCCGGCGCGATCACCTTCACTCCGAAGGCGTAATCGACACCGATGCGCAATATTGCGCATCGGTGAT